AACAGAACCCTATTAGTAATAATGAGTATACTAAAATATCCAAGACAGAAGTAATAATCCACATAGTATATACACTATAGTGTTTTTATTATAATTATACAAGTCTTGAATTTTATACCACACTTGTGTTTTTAAAAATTCTAGCATTTCAACTCCTCTCTTAGTTAAATAGCGATTTTGCCAGTTATTATTAGCCATAATATACAGTCACACTAACCACGGATCCCGCAGGCATATCAATATATGCTCCCGCTCTAAATAAAACACCTTCATCAGGTATGTAAGGTTCCATATAGTCTTTAGTTGTAGTAGCCACTGTATAAAAGAACTTTGTAGTTCCAGCAGGGGATGTTTCGATAAAACTTATATCATCAATAGTCCCACCTGTTGTTATTTGTGCACCTCTAACCCTTGTAGCTCCTGAAAATATAGCTCCTGCTGCATGATGAGAATTTCCCGCAGATGTATTCGTACCTACAGCTCCTCCTGCCGCTATCTGTGTCACTGTTCCAAAAAACTTAGTAGAGTACACAGTATTAGCATTTGGACCTGACAAACTATCTGTTTGGGAATCACCATTTGCATCAGTTCCTGTAATGGTAAAGGTTACAGCAGAAATGTTTCCAGATGAAGTTAAGGAAACTTTTGCCGCAGTATTAGTACCATTAAAAGTAGCCGCAGTGCCAGCTAAAGTCATATTGCCCGCACCACCAAGAGTTTGAGCAGCAGCCACAGATGTAGTTGAAGCCGCCGCTGGTTTAAAGGTTTTTACTTGTAATTGCAAACCCATATCTACTCCTATCTATCACTTGCTGCAAACATATAATCTAAAGTAGTTGCTTTAGTACCAGATGCATCGCCTGAAACAGACATCGCCGCAATAGTCAAGTTTTCATCATCAGGAATATTGGCTGTATGTGTAGCAACCAAACTTCTGTCAATAAAAAAGTCAACTTTTCCTGTACTCTGAACCCTAATACTTAAAGTTCTGTAAGTTGCATCAGCAAAATCAATTCCTGAGTCAGTAGATGTTTCTGTACCATCTTTTTCTGTTTTACAAAGAATAGAAGCATCGCCATCATCTACTTGGAAGCAAATTCTGTCAGCCGCAGCCAACATTGCCTCTGGGTTAGTTGCAAAATTAACTGTAAAACCTGCGCAAAAATCCATTTGATCTGCATCAGATAGTTTTGCTTTAGTTTCAAACCATAAATCTTTGCTTGATTGTACTGCAAAAATTTCATTTTTTTGAATTGAAGCACCATCATTATCAGTAGTTCCTGCTGAAGTAAGTGCTACTTCGCCATTTACTGTATCAGCAACGATAGCAACTGAAGCTCCTGAGTCTTTAACAACTGTCCATCTGTGACCTGTATTAGAATCAAAGCCAATTCTATCAAAGTCATCCATATAAGCCACATAGTCAGGGTTTCTGTCTATTGGTAAATTTTCAAACCATTTTTTTGTTCCGTCTTTACCCGCAAACAAAATTGGTCCCGTAAAATGTACTGCCATTTTATTTATCTCCTAGTTTAAAAGATATAGTCCTCTAGGGTTGTCTGCCAAGTCAGTCTATATCCAGTTTATAATATTATCTTGGTTTTTAATTAGTATACAGAAAAAAAAGGGGCTCGTAAGCCCCTTTTATAAAAGAAATTAAGCAGCTCCTGGTGAACCGAAAATACCCCTTGGATCTGAGAACCCAAAAGAATATCTTTCTCTTGCTTTGAATCTGACATTACCAGTATCAAAGTCACCCTCAATTGCCGTCTTAATTGGACTTCTAACGAATTGTTTCATTCCGTTAGGTGCGTCCGTCATAATGAAGAAAGCATCAGTATCTGTTAGATAGTGATTAACTCTATAGCCTTGTGGAATCATTCCCATAGAAGCCATAGCGTTGATGTCATTATCAGCAGTACCAACCCTTTGTGGAGTTTGTAAAATTCGCTCAGCAGTAAATTGAAGTTCTTTTGGAATAATCAATTTAGCTCCTTGCATAGCGATTTTTAAACCTCTTTCATCAACAAATGCAGCAATATCAATTAAAGATTGCTCCATTGAAGTTTCTGACAAGTCAGCAGCAGTAGCCAATTCATTAGCGAATGTGCCCCCTGTTGCTATTGGGTGAACAGCGGAACAAAGTTCTACACCATCACCACCAGTATAACTGCTATCAAATGCATTATTAAGTACATTTGCAGCTTTTACCTGTTTGGTGTTAGCCATAGAACGCGCCAGCGCTCTTGTGTAACGAGCAGCTAATCTGTCATACAGATTATCTTCAATTGCTTCTTCAGTGATAGCAAATGCCATAGCAATGGTTTCGTGTGTGTATCTGGCAGTGAAAGATTCAGTTGCTTGGTCAAAAGTAACCGAAGCACCTTCTTCTTTTACTGGAGCAGATCCAAAACCTGATAGCATTACTTCTTCTTCAAAAGCTCTGTCAGATGCTTCTGATGCAAAGATCTCAGCATGTTCGTTTTCGTATCTATTGTATTCTAAGCCAAAGAGAGCATTTAAGCCAGGCTCTAACTCTTTGACCAATTGTGATCTTGAAATAGCCATTTTTTATTACTCCCTATGTTATACCCCTGTATCCCCAGCAGCAGCTGGTGGATTCAGAAAGTGGTTTTGTATGCGTACAATAACATTAGCATTAGCTGCAGTTATGTCCGAGTTATTTGGGTCTTGGCAGATATCAACTGCTTGCAAAGGAATTGCGTTAGTAGTATCAGCTGTACTAACATCCATTTGCACCTTTGATACGCCAGTTACCGTATTTCCAGTTACATTAGTTGTTTTATAACCAGTGAATAGACCCGCTCTAGTGAACGTGTCATCTGCATCAACTAAAAATAACGTGTTTGGATCATCAATAACATTAGCAACAATATCTGAAGCAACAATGCTTCCAGGATAGTAATTACTAAATGTTGGTTTCTTCGTGGTAGGATCAGTATAGAAGCATCCATTGAAAACACCTATAGGTTTAACAGAACCAGAACTTGTACCAACAACATATCTTTCTACGTTGCCGGCTGTGACTGGAACAACCAAGTCACCTTGGAAAATTGCTGTACCATAGTTGCTTGCAATTGTATACCTATTCTGAGCATTATTCCACGGCGCACCATTTAGTGATCTGTATGGTCTAAGACCAAAGCTTTCACTTACGTTTGCCATAATTTATCTCCTTATATTAGGCATTAATATTAAACAATTACTTACAGCGATGGCTTTTATCAAAAAATTAATTTGATTTGCGACCACCACCAAAAGTTACACGAGTCTGCCTATCAATATTAACAGGCATCTCTGGTCGTTGTTCCCTTAGAATATCTTGATCAACGGCTTTAACTTGGTCAGCAGTTATCTTTCTAAAGTACTGCTTGCGTTGTTCAACTATCTCCTCAGGTATCCTTGCCAACACAAGGCCACCAACCCCAATTAACCCCTGATATTGTCCGCTTTGTATCACTGGATAATCGTGATCCCCAAGGCTGTTTTTAATCTCCTCAGATCTTACAAATTCCCAACCTTCTCTGAGTCTTTTAGATACATTACCTGTATCTTGCATTCCCATGAATTCGGTTCTTATCCAACGATGCACGAATCCCTTTGGTGCAGGGGGAGCATCTAGACTTGATGGTGGCGTCCAAGGTTTATTCCTATTAGGCTTATTTTCTTGTGACGCGCGTGAGGTTCTTTCTATCTTTTTTTTCATAATATTTTTACTCCTTCACGAATTTTGCGTATTCTTCTAGTGGCACTCCTAATTTTTTGGCAATAGCCACTTGTGATCGAGTGAGTTTCACAGTTCTGCGTCCTTCCTGTTTACGCCCCGCAGAGGCAACAGTTTGAACGGGTTTTTTTTCACTAACAAACTTATGTGGGAAGTAATCCCTCATTTGCTTGTTTACTTCATTGTAATACTCATCGCTTTCTGAGTCAAACCCCTGTTCGACTAAATCTTGGTGTACTCCAAAGGCAGCATTAGTCATTACCTTATCTTCACCAAACCATTTGTTATCTTTTGCCCAATCTTTGGCTCTTGGAGAAGCTTCTTGAGCAGTAGGTTGCGCTTGTTGAGTAGGGGGTTGTGCTTGTGTATTCAATGCTTGTTCTTGTTGTGTGTTTGCTTCTTTTTCTTCTTTCGCTTCTTTCTTTTGCACAGTATGTATTCTTGCTTTTTCTTTTTCTACAGCGAGTTGAGTTAATTTATCATTAGCTTCTAAGATTTTATCAGTGTCGTTAGAATCTAAAGCTTCTTTAAGAGCTGACTTTACAGTTGCTCTTTCTGCCTCAACTCTAGCCTCAAATTGTTTAAAATAATCATCATCAACACTAGCTAATTTCTTATCTTGCTTATCGTATTTTTTTTGTAATCCTTTTGCATAATCAAGCGCTGCTTTTTCTTTTCGTTCTGCTTCTCGCATTTTACGAGTAAGTTTAGAAATTCTTTTTTGGACATTTTCAGAAACTTCTTGCAAGTTATCCTGTGAAGTTTCTGTAGTTTCAACAGCAGGTGTGTCTTCTTTTGGTTCTTCTTCCGTTATAATTTTAGATTTTGTGTCTTCTTTTATTGGATCAGTATAACCTAAATCAACTTCAGGTCGTTCTACCTTTTCTTCTTTTTGTTTGGTTTCAACTGTTATGTTTTCTTCTTTAACATCATCAGTATCAAGTTCCACTTCGTTTTTATTATCTTCCATAATACTAATTACTCCTTAGAATAATGCGAGGATATCCTCGGGTTTGTTAATTGTGCCAATGATCTCATCATCATTTAAGATTCTGTGTTCACCGTATTTAGTCTTAAAACGAGAGCCAGCATATCGTCCATAAACAACAAACTGACCTTCTTTACACCAGGGTCCTGTTGGAAATTTTTCCGTATCCTTATAACATAAATCCCCCATTTTAACGACAAAACCTACTACGGTTGTCATTTCAATAGTTTCTTGTGTTTTTTCAGATAAATAAATACCACCTTTGGTTTTTTTCTTACCAGCATATGGTTTTATCAACATTCTATATCCGACAGGTTGGGGTAATACTCTTAGATATTCCTCGGTTTCTTTTTTTCCCCTTGGAATTTTAACGTCTTCATCGTTTTCTTTCTTTTCAACGAAGCGTTCAGGTTTGATTAGTGTCGTCATTTACATAATCCTCTCTATTTTGCAGGTCTTTTAAATCCTGAAGCAGTGATTCTAATCCACTGAGCTTGCCCTTAGCATAATGTAATTGATCAAGTTTGTCTATACCATAGCAAATATGGTCTTTAGTTTTATCAATTTCTTTCTTAATGTAATGTCTTACAGTTCTAATTGTGTCTATATCAAGCATGTACTCTTAAATGATGTTTAGGCCCTAATTTTTTACAGTGCCTTCTACCTTCTGGTTTATATCGCCTTTTTGCTCTTTTAACAAATGTTATTTCAATTTTTTTTATTCTTTTTACCATAAAATTTTACTGGATTCCTATATCCTAATATTTTGTTTTTATTTCTTGGAAATCTTTCACCACTACAATCTTTTAAAGTTAATACTTCAATCTTTTTCGCCAATCTCTTTGATCTCCCCGTGCTGATTGTATTTGTTTCTCGCATGCAAAATCACTATGTGTTGTAATTACCATTGTTTCTTTATCGCTACATGTATAAAAACATTTAACGGAATCTTCTCCTAAAAAAGGTTCAACTCTTTTTTCTTTTGTTAACCGGCAAGTGACATGGTATTGATTTCTTTGATCATATAACTTTCCCTTGCCTGTCCATTTATAACTCCAACTATTAGCCGTTAAAGGAAATAAGATAAGAGCACAAGTAAGTATAATACTATTTTCTAAACTGAGCAATGCTTTTAAGTCCAAAAGATCCAGCTATACTGGCTAAAATTCCATACGTCAGCCAATCAGGACAGTCTTCTTTTAGAAATTTAAAGCCTTCTGCCATAAAAGGTTGAAGTGGAGGAAAAAATGAAGCAAATATCAAAAAAATAAAAGTTAGGGTCCAAGCTTCGTCTTTCCAGCTTTGATCTGATGCAGACATAGCTGCTTCGTCCCAATTTCCATCTTTTTCAATTTTAGTTTTAGTGGCTTCTAATTTTGTCAGCTCAACCTGACTTTTAAGTTTGGCTTTCTGCTGTTTGCCCTCTATCCAAGTTTTTGCCAGACTCGCTACTGGTCCTATTATTGCTTGAAACATCGGATTCTCCTTTTTTATAAATAATTTTATTGTTTCCTTTTTCTACAACTTTAAAATTATAAGTCTTTAGGAGAGCATCTACAATACCTAGCTTAAATGAAGGGTAATCATCAAAAATAAATAGAGCTTCTTCTTCTGTTCTAGGTATGAAAAAATTTATTTCATTCAAAACATCATGAGTGGTATGTGGACCATCAAAAACAACAACTTTATATAAACCATATAACATTAACTGGCCGTCAAAAATAAATTGCTGTCCTTCTCCCATAGTTCTAAAATAATAATCATCCGTCATATTAAAAAATGCAAATTCTGGATAATCCTTATACAATAAAGGCACTGTTTCCGTCATCATATTGTCATCATAGTTTCTTCGTTCACGTGTGGAACCATCATGATGTTTATATTGAAGACCACCATAAGGGTCAATGGCAACATGTTTATACAGAACAGGTTTATGTTCTCTTACTGCATCCATAACAAGCTTGGAACCCAAACCACGTCTTAACCCAATTTCGCAAGTTAATACGCACCCTTTCATCTCAAGGTTTTTTATATGTTTTTTAATTAGATCGTATTCTACTGAGTCGCCTTTAATCATTTTATATAAGGAAGGGTGTTAATTATTACTTCTTTTGAAATTATTAAACATTGAGTATCTAATGTAAGTACATTTGATTTGCGAAACAATGGTGTTTGATAATAAAATATATCCTTTGCCATATCCACACATTCTTTTTTATTATTTAATTCTTGTTCAATGGTGTAATGAAGGGTAGTTGAGTTATCTGGTTGTATTGTAAAAAATACAAGGATAATAAATTTCTGCATCATTTTATCCAATACATTAAATTGAAATACTGGTCTAAATCAACCGCTAATTCAACACAATGTATCATAATCTCAATTAAAAGCAAAAGAATAATTATGTCTAGTTTATGCTCTTTTAGATTAAACATTTCCTATGAACTTTTCGCCAGTTTTCTGTATGGCTTTAACACCTTTTATATTAGACTGTGCTCCTGTTTCACGGTGCGGGCAGCCAAAGCCTCCGGTTTTTAGTCTACTTGATCTGCGTTTAGCAGCAACTGTCGCTTCTTCAACTGTTTTATAAGTTTTTACTCTTCTTCCTGTTTCAGGATCTGTTTTGTTATTTTTATACATTTCAGTTAGAAAATCTTCACCATGTTCTTGACCA